CGTGATGTAGGATTTAATTCTTTAAGGCGTGTAAGTGGAGCGTCTTTGACATAGCCTTGGGTCCGATTATCTCGCTTAGGAGTAAATACTGGTCCGGCAACGTAAGGATGCCTGTCACGTAGTAATTGATAAGTTTCTTCAAGCTCTTGTCTGAGAGTTGATGCAAGTTGCCATGCAGCGCGTTCATCAAAGTACCATCCATGTAATTCTTGTTGTGTGAGGATTTCTGCTGACTCATGTTCTAGCGTGATCCATTCAGGTATGGTTGGAAGTGTGTCCAAAGTTTTCTTGTAACAATAACATCTTGTATCATGTAGTCTTCCATTTCTGGAGACCATTCTTGCCAATCCGCATCTTTGCAATAATCACCTTTAGCTTCGTTGAGGCGATAACCCCAAGCAGCTAGTGAATGTGATCCGTACAATTTGAGTGGCATACCATTCCAAGTCTTTTGTTTGTCAATCTCTATCAAGTTCGGGTGATAAAGACGGCTAAGCAAAAGAGTGTCCAAGCAATCACCAATACGTCTAAACCATGGATAAAACTTATTGATGATACTAAGGTCATAATTAATAATGTTATGACCGACAATATAATTAGCGTCTTCGAGGTATTGGATACCGCGGACGATAGGTTCCGACGCTGGTCTCTCTGTAGCTGACGTAAACGATTGATCATTAAAGACCATTGTTTTTTCAGTGTCAGTGTCGTAGATACAAAGACAGTGGATCTTGGTGGCATCATTTAGAAGTCCGTTTGTCTCCAGATCGAAGATCAGCATTATTCCAGTGGTAAGTTTTGTCTACAAATTGTGCACGTTTAATTGCCTCTGCACTAGGAGGGTTAGGTTTAGAAATCTGTTGTGATGTCAAACGCTGCTGGTTCTGTAGTTTCATTGAATTTACAAGTGGATAGGTTATAGTTTAATCGGCAAGCAATGCCTGTTTCCCCAGAGTAGCGATTCTTGAGAACTCTAACAGTTGTATCAGAGTGTTTAGCTTCACTCTGTTGATTTCTTTCGAGTCCAATAACTGCATCGCTAAGCTGAGCGATTGCCGCACTTCCTCTAAGTTGTCCGAGTGTAACACGTGCACCTTCTTCATGGTTTTGATCGGATGATCCCCGTTTTAAATGTGATACTAAAAATAATGATATGCCAGTGCGCTCAACAAGTGAACGTAAGCGTGTCATTGTTTGGTCTATCATCCGTCTTTCATCTCCATCAAGACCACTCATAAGAATGGATAGGTGATCAAGAAAGATAATCTTACAATCAAGTCCTGAGGCTAGGTATTCAATCCTGTTATAAATAATATCAGGATCAAAACTACCAAAGCCATCGAAAAGATAAAGGTTCCATTGATTAATACTAGAGTCAAACGCTTTTGTAAGTTCGTCATGAGTATGTTCTCCTAGTGCTAGGTTTTTACCTACAGAAGCAGACATCAAACCTAAAGCTGTACGGCGGTTTGACTCTTCAAGTGCCAAGTATCCAACCCGTTCTCCGTTCGATAACAAGTGAGCAGCCAAGTCTCGACAGACGGACGACTTTCCTTGGCCCGATCCTGAAGTAATTGTGACAAGTTCTCCGCGCCGAATCCCGTGAAGCTTTGATTGAAGTCCTTGAAATGGATAGTCATAATCAGCTGGTGGTTGTGGTGTTGTAACTAATTCAAGTAAAGATCTAGCATCTACAATACCATCAGGTCTGAATTCCTTACGTTTAAAGAATGCATCATCGATAGCCTTGTTATCGTTAGCTTGGAGTGCGTCTGAAAGGTCTTTGTAAGCCTCTAGACGGGCGATGTAAGCCTTACCAGGTGGTAATACACTAGCAGCCTCTTCAGCAGCCTTCTGACCGGCTTCATCTGCATCGAACCAAAGTACGATTTCACTGTAACCTTGAAGAAACTCTAGGTTTTTTTGGACTGCTTTCTTAGCTCCTGCTGCACCACTAGGTAATGATACTACAGGCCAAGTTGGGTATAGTTCTGCATAAGACACACAATCTAGCTCACCTTCTGTGATGATTATGCGTTTACCACTGCTACCCCATAAATGTTGACCAAAGAATGTACCAGGTGATTCTCCTTCATAAGTAAATTGTTTGTCCTTGGTTTTTATCTTAGCACCTTTTACAATGCCAGATGGATCATGATAGTAAAACCTTAGCTTGTCCCCATCACGATACACTTTAAATTTCTCACAAGTCTTCTGACTGATCTTGCGTTTCTGCAGCCGTTCGGCTGAGCCTTTGATCTGCACAATAGAGTTAGTGTGAATGTGTGTTGTTATTTCTTGTCCATCAGTGTAAGTATGGCATACAAAACAATAGCCATGGCCATCTGTATAAATACTATTGCCATCAGATGAGCCACAACTATTACATGGTGCATGTCTTACAAACTCAGAGGAACCAGTCGATTGGGATATTGTGGAATGATGTCCACGGTATGTTATGTTTGTCACACCATTTAGCGTATGTAGTCTTTGATCCTTTACTAATTTTATTGTAAGGTGATTGAAAGACCATACGCAAATCAAGTTCAGGGTGTTGTTCTTTTACATTCTTGATCTTACGTCTATCTTCAGGCTCCCAATATCCTTTACATTCTAAATATATCCCGTTGGGTAATAAAAAATCAGGAGTGTAGATATGTTGGATGATGTATGGAACCTTAGTAGATTCGTATTCATACTTAACACCCAACTCACACATAAGATCAGCTACTCGTTCTTCAAGTCCTGATCGGAATGCCATTTAGAAGTCATCCTCTGTTTCAGTTTCAGTAGGCGTTACATTCGGCTCACTAGCCTTGAACCCTTCAGTCTTACCAAAGAGTGCTGCAACATTTTCTGCAGACATATCACCGGTATCTACACCAGCTGCTGTATTGAGAGACACCAGTTGTACACCAACCAATTTAAGGCTTGTGCCATACGTAACCCCATCACGGAGAATATATGGCTTCTGATAGAACGCAAGCTTAACACGACTGCCAGCATACATAGGTGTATTGTCATCAGAAATAATTGTCCCTTCAGTATCGACAACAGGTGGACGAGATTCTTCATTCCAAGAGAACTTTACTTTATATTGTCCTTCAGTGACTTCTTCCCAAGGTTCAGGCTTAAGGGTAGAACGCTTAGGATTCTTTAGTTTAGACTCAGCCCACTTAATGGACTCAACTCTATCATCTTCTAGTGCATCAACCATTGATTGATCAACTAGAGCAGCAAGTGAATAACCAAATTTGCTTGGTTTCAGTACAGCTTGATATCCTTCAAGGACAACAGGTTGTGCAGTTTTGTGAATTGTACGTGGCATTAGCAGAAAAAATAAGTGGAATCAATTACGGAGCTAGGTTCTAGATCTCCAATAATCGGTGGGTCAGTCTCCGCGCCTATCTGGTCAGCGAAGTCTTGCAAGTAATTGTGTTCGGCAAAGAGGTGCATATATGTCTCTCGTACAATTGCACTGAGAGAAGACATGTCGGTAGCACGACACAATACAGAATCATGAATAAGAGCGATCGGTGCATTGAAAGCCAATGCGCTGAAGTGAAGCAAGGAAGCATCGAGTGAATGTATTAAGTTTGGTGCTGTTGCGTTCTTGTGATGTTGTTTGTCAACCTTGTCACTATCTTGTGTAGCAACGGTTAACTTACAACGACCAAGCAACTGCAATTCTAATTGAATTGTTTCTTTTTTCATGAGCTTTTGAGTGACAACAAAACCTGATGGTGTAGACCATGTTAGTTCTGTTTTACCCAAGTCAATTGCTTTAGCAACCTCCTCTTCAATCCAAGTCATGACAGCCATGGGACCAGGTACGACCTCATCCATAGCATTTCTAACAGCGATGACAGTTTTTGTCAAGTCATCTTTATCAATCTCAATACCTTTTTCAAGTAATGCGTCTTTGATATATCCACGATTAGAGAAAGGTTTGGCATTGTAAGGAACAGTCATTACGACACGTTTGACTACCTTTCTATCCATATGATTACGAATAGAACTAGGGCAGAAAGGAATAGCAGTTTTAGCTACGACAGCATAAGCATCCTGTGGTTTATCAGACGGTAATACGTTAACTAAACTAGCAGTATTCTTATCTTTAGCAAGACCTGCTAATATCTGTAACCCGCTACAAGTAGCATCTGTAGCTATAGGCAAGCTTGTAAAATGACGATCACACTTAAGCACACAATGATAATACTGATCACATGCTGCAAGGAATTGCCATGGCTCATCTGCTGCCTCCCATTCGTGAATGTGTAAGATAGGATCACTAGCGACACAAGTTATAAGATGAGTATTATTCTTTACCCAATCTAATCTATCTTGCATAGTAGCTTTATCTAGACCATAAGTAGTAGCTACTTGAAATGCTAACCAGTCTTCAGCTTCAGGAGTCATGTAAGCTGATTCAGCAAAAGACAATAAACTTTTTCCAAAGTCTGTATCTTGTGGTGTTAAGAATGCAGGAATTGGGTAAGCTCTACCTCTATAATCAAAAGACCAAGGAATAAAGAACTTATCTTTACTCTTAAATCTTTGTACAGCTTCCATTGTCATTCTTGTTCTACATGACTTCTTAAACTCTTGAGCTTGTAGATTGTAAACTTCAGCAGCTTGTCTATTATAATTATGACGAGCTTCTTTATTAGTTTCTATATCTACAGGTTTAGGAGGTAAGTCATGATGAATAATAGGGAGAAACTTACCGACAGCTCGTTCCAATCTATCTAGTTCTTCCGCTACACCCACAGTAAAGGGGTTTAGACGGTAAGCAACCTTCTGAATTCGGTTCAAGAACTCAATAGGTCTCTCTCCCTGTATACATGTGGGGTTACCGCGACGCACCATATCATGACCACGCATTACCTCATTTAATATGTAACCGCCACATTTTTCATGTGTCCAGTCATTAGGTTCAATGAGCATTGGCCATGCAAGTGGGCTGAATAACTCAGCATCACGCATTACTGCGTCTTTGATCTCAAGAAATTCTGGAGTCGGTACAACATAGTGGACACGTTTGCGTCCTTCTTGTTGCATGTCTTTTGTGAACCACCCGCTGCTTTGCATGATGCAGTCAAGTAACCAACCTCCAAGTTTAATGCGATTAGCTCTGCCCCATGTGTCCCATTGTTTGACTTCATAGCGATTCATTAAAGTACGGATCACAACTATTTTTTGTTGTGTACCAATTGAACGGTGCCAATAGTTTTCTTTTAATACATGTAGTAAGCCTGGTGCATGTTTTTCGTAGTGACGCATCTGGCATTCTTGTTCTACAGCAAGACCGATAGCATCACACACATTTACTGTTTGATTACTTTTGTCTTTATATGAAAAGACTTTATCAAACGTTAGTTTAACAGCTAATGCAGCAGCAGCAAGAGGTTCAACATCAGCAAGATATTGTTGTATTTCTTTGAATGCTTTACCAGCTTGACCTTTAGTTAGTCTAGCTGTAGTGTATTCAATACGTGCAACCACAAGAGGCAACAAGGTATCGATAGAAGCAGCTCCGTATACAGTAGCAGACGCATACGATTTACTTTCTAAGTCGTAGGTGTTCTTATGTAATCGCTTGAATCCTTGTGAAATAGCATCACGCTCAAGCTGGATCTGTTCGTCTATCTGTGCTGGTGTCGGCAAATAAGTCCTCCGGTACTGCGTCCTTGATGAATGTGTAGCATTGTGCTAGCTCAGGATAATCCTCACTAAATTCTTCAAACTGGTCAATCGTAATCAGGCTCATTTGTTTTAGGTGAAATAGAGTGTAGTTCGTCTTCAGTGCAGACAACAAATTCGTTGCCGCTCTTCATTAGTTTTTGGATCTTATTCTCAGCAGCATGTTTCTTTTGATAGATGTGCTCTCTGATCTTACCTTTAGCTGTTGTCTCTCGGATGATACAACATATTGAACTAGGTAATTCCCAGCCACTTAGCTTCCAATCAGCAAACTCTTCAAATGTTGGAGCATATAGAAATTCATCGGGAACTTCTTTCCATTGTTGCCAGTTGTTCGGTAGATAAGGTTTCTTACCACTCATAATCATCTAAAATAATGTTCTTTACGTTACATGATCCACCGGACAATTCAGCAGCAGCCCATGCAGCACGCTCTAAATTGGGTGCAAGTAAGAACCGCACCTGATCATCTAGTGTTGTAGTGTAACGCCAAGTCTTTGGACGTTCTGATTCTTTTCTCATGGCAATCATAGAATATCGGTGGGTTTGATGTACTGTGCTTTAAGAGCCTCTGTACGCTCTTTAAGCTTCTTTAGTTGTCTTTGTACCCAAAGGGTTTGAAAGCCTGCTGTAGGCGCTTGCGGACGTGTCTCAGGTGTCATTGGTTACCTCTTTCTTTAGAATGTCTAATCGTTTGAGAATTAGAAGGTATTCAGCATCAGATGCTCTACCTCGTTTACAAAACAATCTGTAGATGTCATCACGGATAACATCAATGTATTGTTCAATCATTTCTTACCGTAGTATCGTGACGTGATGCGATTGGATCGTTGATACACTGTAGCCGTGGCAAATAAGCCTAACATGCCGACAACAGCTAGAATGATTGTAGTTTCAGTTGGCAAAACTGCGTCCTTGATGAATGTGTTGTGTATCTGAAATTCCCCCAGTATTTGTATTAGTAATACTGAGGGATTACGATTAGTTAATAATAATAATTAATCAGGGTTGTTTGTAAACAAACCACAGTGAGTTAGTAATAACTAACACTAAAAGTTACGATTGAAGAAATAGTATTCGCAATCATGATAGATTGCAAAGTAATCACATTGCATTGATTGATGCCATACCATTTCCCAATCGATTGCAGTCTGCAAGAATACTGGCATCGCATCGATTGCCTCACTGTAGCACTCACATAGTAAGTCCTCACAGAATGTAGCTTCGTCACGATAACACCCACTGTAGGCATCATCTAGCTGCTCTTCAGACTCAATACCATAGCCCTCTAATTCTTTGATGATGGTGTCAACTTTAGACACGCTGTCGATGTCAAACAACTCGCTTATGCGTTGTTGCATATCAGTCAAAGTAGCAGTAGTCATAGTGTTGTGAA